TTGCCTGCTAAACTGTTGGCGTTAGGTGCTACTTTAGTAGTTTGTTGTGTTTGAGCGTACTCAGTAATTTCTTTTTGAGCAATCAAAGTAGATTCAGCATTAGTCTTTTCTTTACCTAGTGTAAACGAAGCAGAGTTCTGTAAAGCACTCTGCATGGCTCCTAAGTACACAGTAGCGTAATCAGCACCTGTTATCCTACCTAATTGGAATTGTGCGTCTAAATGTATATTTACGGCTTCCATTAGGTCATCAAAAATACCTGTACCTGTAACCGTATACTTACCATCTGTACTGGTTGTTAAGGCACTTCCTTGGGTTAAATCTGTATTAGCTACTGCCATAGTATTATCCTATTGAGCTTGTTGACTTCTGTCTAATTCCAATCTTATCAATTTCATCTTGAGTAAGAGCAGGCAATATCTCTACGTTATAAGATTTAATCTTAACAGCTTCCATAGTATCTTGACCATTACGTTTAACTTTTTTAAAGATTTGACATTCAGCTGCTTTGATATTCTCAAGCATCATATTAGTAATGTGCCACCCTTCATCATTGTTGAAAGGTACGTATTTCTTTGCTTTTCTTTCATCAATAATTTTACTACCAAATGAGAAGATTTCACCTGCTGACTCAAGTTTAAGTGGGTCGTTAGGTCGTACGATTACTCGTACAAGCTTCTCTGCTTCATTTTTACGTAAACCCTCAAGTTCAACTCCGTTAAATTTAAAATCATCTAAATCATCTAGTGTAATTATTGAACCTTGTACTTCTGGTGTTGATTGTACTGCTGCTTCCATATTGTTATCCTCATTAATATTTAAATTATTTAAAGCTTCTTCAAGCTTTTCTCTTTTTGAATTAAAGTGCATCTTAATACCGTTTTCGGCTAGCTTATCGCTTATCTGTTTAGATGTCATATCTTGTATATTCATAATTAGTTCCTCCCGGGGAATTATTAGTAAAGTAGCCCGCACCGCACTTCGTGCTAACGGGCTACAAAAAGTTAGCTTATATTAAGCTTTCTTAGTCCAGATGAGACCAATACGTTCAGCGCGTAACGCCATGAACCCATAGTACCACTTGATAGAGTAGAAACCTTTCTCACCGTACGGATCGTTAAGGTCTGCAATCTCTTTACCTGGCTTCTTGTGAGTAGTAGTGAACTTCACAGTCTTACCATCAGTTTGGAAACCGATAGTAGTAAATGAACCATCACCTACAACAAGCATAGGGTAAAGGTTTGCCTTAGTTGCACCAGCACCAGCATCATACAACATTTCTGGAACTACAACGATACGGAACTGATCAACAGAACCAATCTCACCGTTAAGCACATTAGCAGCATCAGCATACTTCTCTACACCAACAAAACCTGAACCTACAGCTGAAGTCGTATCAATGCCTTTCATCTTACGAACTAATGGAATTAAGTCCGGACCAATGTACATTACACGTCCACCATTAACAGTCTTAGTATCTGTCATACGAGAACCTGAAATAATCTTAGTTTGCTTAGGACACTTAGCATTGTCTAGAGCAATAGATAAAGTCATTAGGTCATCATAGTCAGCTACAACTGCAGTAGTTGCCTTAGTAGTTGCAGTACCAGTATACTGAATAGTTCCAGCATTATTAAGTAAGTCTACTTGTAAAGCAGCTTCAGTTAACTCAGTTGCACCTTGTACCATTTCTTCAGTGATGTGTGACATCAATTCTGAATCACTGTCAAAGTCTAAAGACTCTTGAGTGTACTCAGTAAAGAAACCTTGCTTAGTAATAGAACCAGTAATTTGCGTACGGGTCATACCAACACGGTTAACTCTGCCACCATTCTCAGTCAAAGCAGGAAGCTTAGACGCGATAACACCAATATCTTTAGCAGAACCATAAAGATTACCAGAGTTTGCTAGAGCAACTACTGCATTAGCGTGAGCTAAAGCATAGGTGGAAGAAGTATAGTAACCTTGTGTAGTTGCGGTTGGGGCTACCCAACCAGTACCTGAACCAACCATCGGTGTTCCATCTGCCTCCCAAGAAGACCATGCAGTAGCTACGCCACCAGCATATGATTGTGGAATAATTAAACCACCTGCTGCTGTTGCATCTAGACCTTGGTCGTTAATGTTTAAATCATCTAGTAAAGGCTGATAAACGTCTTGTTTAATAGTCTTACCGTGATGTTTAGGCATTGCACGTACATCAGCCAAAGGCATGAAGTACTGTTGATCCCTTGATTTAATTAACGCTTTTTTGTAATAAAAATCAGTGCGCGCCTGTGCACCGATAGTTGAGTTAGTACCGTCACCGTATACTTGAGCCATTATATTCTCCTATAAAGCTTTATTAAATTTAACCACTAGCTGCAATCTTCATAAATTCTTCGTCAGTCATCTTAAGATAGTCTGGCTCAGCTGAAGTTTTCTTACTAGTAGTCTTCTTTGTAGATGCTGCTGCTTTACGTTTTTGTTTAAGCTTTGCATTATCTACTTCATTTGCTTTAGTCTGCGGTACAGATGCATTATAAGGCTGTTGCATATCGTGTCCCTCATTAACTATATTGCCCTGATGTTGAAGGTATTCAGCTACTTGTCTATAAGCTACTACATCAGGTACATTTAACCTACCTAATGCTCGCTCAGAGTCCATAATAGACTGAACCTTATCATATACCCCGTTATACACGTGGTCATTAAGAATTGTTATAATTTCAGGATTATCAGATATAAGTTTTTTACTTTCGTTATCCCATTCTTTAGATAAAACAGTTAATGTTTTGTCAAAAGATGGGCTATCTTTAATATCATCTAACGCTTGATTTATACCAAACTCTTTATCAGTAACAGAATAGTTAGTAGGCTTATAGTCAACTTCCTCATCCGTATCTATATCTAAAGGATCAATGCCACTTTCTTTTATCAACTTAGCAATTGCTTGTGGGTTTTTCTTTGATAGATCAATTAGGTTATTTAACTTACTTGTGTCAAGTAACCCTTCTTTTTCTAACATACTAACTATCTTAAGATTAGGTTTGATAGACTTCATCTTAGAGGAATAGTCAGCGCCCATTTGCATTAGTTTAATAGCATCATCAATATTATTGACCTGCATCATTCTTTTGCTAGCTTTAAAAGGTGTCATAATCCTTCTATATGCACCTTCAAAATCTACTCCGGCAGTTTCTTGAGTATCCTCATTCGTTTCAGCCGTTTCGGTATTTGCGGTTACATCTGTATCCTGAGACTCTGGATCTGTATTATCATTTGGCGTTTCATCCTTCTTTTGAGTATCCTCAAAAGGGTCGGTTACTTCGTCACCTGAATCATCTTCTTCAGTTTCATCGGTGTTACTTTCGGATGCTTCAATTTCTTGAGTGGCATCCTCACTTAATTCACCATCAGAAGTTTGCTCTTCATTAGGTTCATCAATCTCGTTAGTTTCTTGAGCGTCTAGTTCTTCGTCTAGTTCCATCTCAAGCATACTTAAATCTTGTTTTAGGAATTCCTCATCTGTCATCCCTAGTGCGTTTTCTAGTGCCATTATACTAATCCCTCCTGAATAAGCAGTGCTTTAGTTTCTTCATCTTCAGCAAGCTGTTGTTCAGATTGAACTCCTCTTGACAATACACTATCGAAAAACTTCGCTAGTGAACCGATACCATAAATCATCTTATCGATAACTTTCTGCTGCTCTTCAGTTAAGTTAGAGCTTTTAGCCATAACTAGTCTCGCAGCTTCTTCCTTAAAGTAATACTCAGTGATTACTTTTTTAAAGTCTATATTCTTCTGTAGCTTAACCATACTATCTTTAACATCTACAAAATGTTTTGACTCTGTCATACTTGCTTCTAATACTTCTACTTGCTCTTCAGTGTTCATCGTGTGTCCTCAAAATGAGATTAAACAAAGTAAAGTTACTTTAACCGGATTATATCACGGTTTTTTAAACATTACCCTCCATTTAACACAGGGTCGTTAATAAGCGCGTCTGCAAACTTATTATCCATCCCGTGTCCTTGGTCGACCTTCTTCATGTTTTCCTCATGCTGGCGACCTACACCAGACTCTTGCTCCACGAAGTTAAGGTCTTCCAAGTCAGACTTACTATTAAGATTTCTATTCTTAGCCATCTCAGTAGCAGTCTTAGCCT